AACCAAGTGATTTTAATAATGAAGATTACTTCAATTTGTATTTTACAATACATTTCGGGTAATCCTATGAGCCACACACAAGAGTTAGGACAAAGAATTAAACTAATTAATGGTTTACCCGCTTTCCTTCCTGTGAATATGAGAAGATTACTTCGACAAGGGAATATTTTATATACCCGAGTTTTAGTTACTCTTTTCTCTTCATATAAAGGATTAGTTGGTAAATATGGAAAACCGGATTTATCTTCAATCACTGCTCCTCGATTTTCTCTTAAAGAGTTTATCGACAACACACCGTTAAATGAAAAAGGTGAAAATATGAGAGTCATTAATTATGATTTCTCAGATTTTTACAATGTTCATAAAGCGGTTCCTTTATTCTGGGATTTTATAAATCCTCAAAGAATTAAGTGTGATTTTAGTTTAGATCCTAGTGATCTTCCTTTAATTTCGACTGCAAGCCCTACCCATAATACTTCATGGATGTCAGCACCTTTTAGTGCTTTATATCATGACATGAAAAATACTCCTTTAATGGAATATCTACATGCTGTATGTTCTGGACCTTTAGGTCCCAGAAACATTAGAGTAGATGGTGTTCAAGAGTTTATCTTAAAAATAAGATATTTTGCTGCACTTTATAAAGCGCAGATTCCTGATTTATATCGAGATGATCCTTCTTTTACTTCATCTAATGCTGAAGAAGCCGTTGAAAAAGTTTCAATGGGTAAATTAGCTATTAAAGAAGAAGCAGCTGGAAAAATTCGAGTTTTTGCTATATCAGATTATTGGACTCAAGTGGCCTTACGGCCTCTTCAGGATTCAATGTTTGATATATTAAAACTCGTTCCTAGTGATGCTACCTTTAATCAATTAGGTAGAGTAGAAGAATTTTCATCTAGACATCATGATTTTATTGCATCATATGACCTTAAATCTGCTACCGACTTAATTCCTCAATCCTTATATACCTCGGTCTTACGACCTTGGATGAATTCAATTAATCCTGAAAAGGATATTGTGAATTTATGGATGAAAGTTTTAGTTGATAGAGATTATCTTTTTAAAGAAAAAGATAGTCAGGGTAATGATGTAATAACAAAATATCGTTATTCTAGAGGTCAACCCATGGGGACCTTATCGTCGTGGAGTTCTCTTGCTATCGTCCATCACTTCTTAGTATTTTATGCGGCATGGCGAATAAATCGCCATTCGTTTAAAGATTATTTAGTGTTAGGTGATGACATTATTATTGGAGATAAAGATGTTGCACAATCTTATACTTCGGTCTGTAGAGACCATGGTATAACGATTGGTTTTGCTAAATCTTTTGTATCTAATAAAGAGTTCTTTCAATTTGCCTCTCAAAACATCTTAGGACATACTAACCTATCACCTATCTCATTGAAAGAAGTTCTTTCTATTCAAATGAGAGATAGATTTACTTCTGTTTACTCCGGAATTACTTCCGTAGCAGCAAAAGCTGAGTTCGTTAATAGACTGGCCTGGAAAGGTTTTATTACGCTAGATAATCCTTTAAATATGATTAGAGCTATAAGCTCTCCTCGTACTTGGAGATTATTTTCGCGCGATTTATCTAAAGGGAAAATTCCCTCTAGAATGGTTAATGCATTACTATGTATGCTTTCCTCACCCTTACAGGTGGAGAAAAACACGTTTAGTGTTTCACAATTAATGGCTGCCTTACGGCAGGATATTAATAGTTTGTGTAAACGTAATGCCTACCCTATATCTGACCAAATCCGATTTATTAGTGAACTTATTCTATTTTATAGAGATAAGTTTAATAACGAATTTGATGATATTTGTAGAACGCATAAATCTCTTAAAGATTGTGAGCTTTATCATAAATTTCCT